TTTATCCGCTACTGGCGTAACTGAAAGCGAGTTTCCGCTGCCTGAAAGTAGATTTGACAAAACTTATGTGCTCAACAAAGTGAGCAAGTTGGTTGCTGCCTTGCGCAGCACACCACCAGGGGAGAATTTTTGGAAAGATGATAACGGCACACCGTGGTTGAGCGAACAGTCCTATCGATGGAGACGTTCTGAATGGTGTGATCCGCGATATTTATCTGTGGTCCCGAGAGAGTTGGGTGCATCTCTCTCCAATGTTGCTATCTACAAACCTGAGATAGCTCAAAAACTGTCTGTGTTATCAGGTGCTGATCCGGCACGTGCTGTTAAGAAGCTGAAAGAGCTAGCTGATTATATTAAGTTGCATGGTGAAAGTATCCCAGATTCGATCTGGTGGTACAATTGTGAGCAAATATATGGTCATTTCACGCCCCAACAAGCACCTGATTACGACGTCGACGCCGACGCGAAGGTTCTGTTTGCTAAAAAGAACCTTTCTCCTGACCTACAAGCCAAGAAACGCGCCGTCCTCAAGAAACTAGTTGATATCTGGGATGTTGGACCGTTCCTGGAATTCGAAGAGTGGCTTGAGAAGTATTCGTGGGTAAGCGAAGGTAGTTCGACGTGGAAGCCAGAAGGGCTTAGAAAGAAGAGCCAAATTGCCGAAGCGCTATCACTTCCTGAGATCATTAAGCAGGTTATGGAAGTGAAAGAATTCGTAGTAACTCCTGTTACTAAGTTAGAACCTAGCAAGGTCAGAACAGCATACAATGCTTCATTTGAGTTATACTTGCTAGGTGCGTGGGCAATTCAGTCGCTACGTCCGAACAAGGACCACACCATGTTGGACGTTTCCGACGCTGACTTCATAGAGTGGTTGTCTATGCAAGTGGCCTCCTATGGTCACGTCTACTTCCCTCTTGATTATGAGGGTTGGGATAAGAATAATGTCGAAAAAGAAGATACCATATTTATATTAGAATGCATTAGAGCTAAACACCCACAATCCGCTGCACAATGGGATAAACTCCTAAACACACCTGTTGTGTACCGGAACAAACAGACAGACGTGATGATCGTGTGGGATGGGGGGATGATATCCGGCGCTGCTTGGACTAGTCTCTTCAATTCTATGATTAATTACGCAACAACAACCAGCCTTAGAGAACTAACAGGTATTCCCAAGCGTCCGGATGAAGTGGTGAACTGTACCGGGGACG